TGTATATTTTACAATTTTAGTAAAATTAGTATAACCACAACCAGTTGATAATTCATGAATCATAGCACTGGCAAAGCGAGTCATTTTTCGTTTATCAGCAATAATACACATTGTTGTTCCTGCAGAAGCAACACGACCTGTAATAATTGAAGTAAATCTTAAATTATAATATGTATCTCTAAGTAAAGAAATATAATCAACAAAATCCAAAATATCATGAACACTACCACCTGGTGAATTAACAATATATGTAATCATAAATTCTTTGTATTTTTCTTGCCCTTTTGGAACTTTATGATTTGTATCAAATCTTACAAGATTGTCTTTATTGTTGTCAATAATTGTTGAGATTAATTTTTTCATTCTTGCAATTGTTTCTCCTGATACTTCTGTATTAAAATGAATTTCATTATCTCCTGCAACAAAAATACTTTTTTCATATCTATCATAAAATTGTGAAGAACAATTGTTATCATATCTTACTCTTTTACTAGGATTTTCATAATCTTCAAGAATACTCATTTTTTATATTTTCGTATATATTTTTAATATTTAGTCTTTTAATTGTAATAAAAATTGAATAATATAAATTTTAATAATTAATTATTAAAATTTATGTAATAAAAATTGAATAATATAAACTTTAATAATTAATTTAATAAATACAATAAATAATATGGATAAATCATTTATATTTATTGATGAAACACAAATTAATATACAACAAAATTTAAATACACGAAAACTTTCAAAATGGGTTGATGATGATTCTGTAACAAAATGTTATAATTGTAATACTTTATTTAGTTTTTTTGTTAGAAAACATCATTGTAGATTATGTGGAAGAGTATATTGTTATTATTGTAGTAATTATTATATTAAATTACCAACTGATATTATTGATAAATTACCAGACAAAAATATTGATATAAAAAAATTATTGTGGAATACAGAAGATAAAGTACGAGTTTGTAGCAATTGTAATACAAATACTTTAAAGTTATTAAAAATAAGAAAAATAATAAAAGTTTTTGAAATATGTAATTTTGATATAAGAGATTTAATTATATTATCAAAATTTTCTATTGAATGGAAACAAGCATCAAATTTTCTTTTAACAAAATTTAAAGATTTACAATATAATTTAAGTATTGAAATAATGAAAGATAATGAAAATAAAATATTATGGAATAATGCAAAATATTTAAAAGGTCATGATATGTGGATAGCTAAATTAATTACAATAAATTTAAAACCAAAACAAGAAAATATTATAAAAAATATTTTAAATAAACAAAAAATAAATTCTTGTAATGATATTTTTTGTTCTCATATCTGTGAAAAAAAAACTACTATTTATAATATTATTGATTTTTTAATGAATAATAATAATTATGTATTTTTATCATCATATATTATTGAAAAATTATCATTATTCAATAATAAAACATTAAAAAATTATATTCCTTTTTTTGTTAGCAAAATAGAAACAAATTGGTTTTTAGTTGATTTTTTAATTATGAGAAGCAAAAATGATTTTAATTTTTTAAGTAATTTTTATTGGTGTGTTGTTTCTTTTAATAAAAAATTAGAAGGACTTGTAATTTCAGAATTTTCAAAAACATTATCACAAGAATTTATGAAAAAATTTAATAATATGTGTAGTATGAAAGTTATTGATTCTGGTAATTTAGAATATTTAAATAAACGAGAAAATATTATTTTACCAATATTATCAGATATTGAATTTGATAAAGTTGACCCTCAAATTAAAATTATGAATAGTAATTCAAAGCCATTTATTATGAAATTTATTAAGAAAGATGGAGAAATTAAAGAAATTATGTTTAAAAATGATGATATTCGTAAAGATAATGTTATTATTAATTTGATAAATATTGTACAGGAAATTCTAAAAAATGAAGGGATAGATATAGAAATTGTTAATTATAATGTAGTTCCAACAGGAAATAAAACAGGATATATAGAAATTATTCCTAATGCTATAACAATTTTTGATATTGTTGAAGTAAATAAAATAACTATTCAAAATTATATTTTAAATAATAATAAAGAACAATCAATAAAAACTGTTAGAGAAAAATTTACAAAAAGTACTGCTTTATATAGTATGTTATGTTTTTTGCTTAGTGTTGGTGATAGACATTTAGACAATATAATGGTAACAACAGATGGTTTATTATGTCATATTGATTATAATTATATTTTAGGTAATGATCCTAAATACATTGCTAAAAATAAAAATCTTAGAATAAATACAGAAATTATAAATACAATGGGTGATGATTATGAAAATTTTAAAAAATTATGTATTGATATTTATAAAATATTAAGACTTCATGTAAATTTATTTTCAAATTTATTGTCTGTATTAACAGAAACTGATAAATCAATAACTAATGAAATAATTAAAAATGTTTTAGAATCAAGATTTGAAATTGGTGAAGATTCTAATGATATAGCAACACATATGAATAATATTGTTAAATCACAAAATAATTTGGATTATATATTAATTGATTTTTTTTACAAGTCAAAATCAACAGCTTTATATAAAAATATATCAGGTGTAACTGACACTATAATGAAGTTTTTTACATAGTATAATTATTATAATAATTATATATTTTATGGCAACAACTATAGATGAAGTATTTAATGATGAAATAGAAGAAAATTATAGTAATTTTAACAAGGGTAGAAAAGCATTTATAAATCATCTAAAAATAGTATATTCCCTATTAAAGAATAAATTAAATTTTTTTATAATTTTTTCTATTATTGCTATTATTATATTATTTGTTAATTCAAATATACTTAAAGGTGGAAAACAGAATAAGAAAAAATATAAGTTATTACAAAAATATTCTCATAAAACAAATATTTAATTATATAATAAATGTATGAGTGATTCACATTTTGATTCACAATTTGATTCACATTTTGATTTAGATATTGATGAGGTTATTCGTGATAATAATTTAGCATTATTAAGTGCTAATAATCATTCTAAAGATAATGATGAGGTTGTTCGTGATAATATTTTTGCATTATCAAGTACTAATAATTATTCTGAAGATAATACAGATGTTAATAATGAAGATAATAGAAAAAGTGTTATATTTATAATTGTTATCATCATTATTATATTTTTTATTGTAATTTCAAAAAATCTTACAGGTGGAAATCTAAATAAGAAAAAATATAAATTATTATGTAAAAATTAAGAATCTAAGTATTTTTTATTATTGTATTATTATTATTAAAAATGTCTGAAAACACTGCCACTAATTATTGTCAAATTGAAACTTTATGTATTGAACCTTTTGAAAATTCTAAAATTAATTTGTATGACAAGGAAAAAAATAAAGCTTTTATTAATATTAATTTTGACAATAATATTTTAAAAGTATCATCTTGTGGTGGTATTTTTAATATTAAAAGTAATGATATTTATGAATATATGAAATTGAATTGTAAATTTAATATATCAAATAATAAAAATATTTTTGAAGTTCATGAGATTATTTGTGATAATTTAGTTTGTAATTATGGAGTTACAAATGTATTTATTGATTGTTCATATGATGTTTCTGGTAGTATTAGTAAAATACATTTAAGAAATATAATATAATACTATTATAAAATTATGAAAATATTGTTTTTTATCATTATTTTTATTGTATATTTTTTATACAATAATTTTAAAGAAAATATGGTTGCCACTACAAATAATTTAACAAAAAAAAATAAAGATGAACTTAATATAATTAATAATTATTTTGATAGTTTGAATAAAACTTTAACTTATGAAGAAAATAATTCAAACCATTATAATGTTATTGATAAAAATTGTCCAAATAAAAATCAAGAATGTTATTTAGCTTGTATTGACAAAAATTATAAATTTAATTCTAGATGTTATAATGAATGTCAAAAAACTTCTTACATTTGTTAAAAATAAAAATATAAGTATATTATAATGAATAGTGAGATTAATTATTTGAATAATAAATCTGATTTTTATAATTTATTACATATGTATATTAAAAATGGTTTATATGATGAAGAAAAATCTGAACAAAAAGGTGGAGGAAGAAAATGGAATACATTAAAACATAATGGAGTATTATTTTATCCTGAATATAAACCTCATAATATTCCTATAAAATATGAAGACAAAGAAATAATATTAAATAAAGAAGCAGAAGAGTTTATTACATATTATGTAAATTCAAAATATGATAAATATAGAACTGATAAATTTAAAAAGAATTTTTTTAATGATTGGAAAATATTATTATCAAAAGAATTAAGATTAACAATAAAAGATTTTAATTTATGTAATTTTGATGAAATTAAAAGATATTTATTATTAGAATCTGAAAATAAAAAAGTTTCAAAAAGTAAATTAACAAAAGAAGACATTAATAAAATAAAACAAGAAACAAATGAAAAACATGAAAAATACAAAAATGCTATTGTTGATGATAAAATACAAGTTATAAATAATTTTATGGTTGAACCACCAACTATTTTTGTTGGAAGAGGTAATCATCCATTAAGTGGAAAAATAAAACAAAGATTATATCCACAAGACATTGTAATTAATATAAGCAAAAATATGACAATACCAATACCAGAAATAGAAAAACCAGATGATTATGATTCTAAAAAATATTCTTGGGGTGATGTAATATGCGATAATAAATTAGAATGGATTGCTAGTTGGCAAAATAATGTCACAGGAAAATACAATTATGCCAGATTTGGAAGATTATCTGATTTTAAAATGAAATCAGATGAAAGTAAATATGATAAAGCAAGAATGCTTAAAAAAAAAATTAATAAAATAAGAGACAAAAATGAAAAAAATATGACATCACAAAATCTTGAAATAATACAATTATCAACCGCTCTTTATTTAATAGACAAACTTGCTTTAAGAGTTGGTAATGAAAAAAAAGAAGATGAAGCTGAAACAGTTGGTGTAACTACTTTGAAAGTAAAAAATATTGCTTTATTAGAAAATAATATTTTAAAATTAGATTTTTTGGGCAAAGATTCAATAAGATATGTTAATAAAGTAGAAATACCAGAATTAGTATATAATAATTTAAATAAATTAATTGCTAATAAAGAAAATAATGAAGAAGTTTTTGATTTAATTACATCTGATACTTTGAATACATATCTTAGAAAATTTATGAGAAAATTATCAGCAAAAGTTTTTAGAACTTATAATGCTTCATATTTAATGCAAAATGAATTGAAAAAAATAATTTCAAAATACAAAGAATATGAAAAACCTGATAAATTAAATGTTATTTTACATGAATTTGAAATGGCAAATCTAAAAGTAGCTAAATTATGTAATCACCAAAAAGAAGCAACACAAAGTAAAACAAATCAAATTGAAAAATCAACAAATAAAATAAAAGAAATTGTTTCAAAAATAAATAAATATAAAAGAGAAAAATCTAAAAAAATAGAAGAAGATAAAAATTCTAAAAATATTAATAAAAAAATTTCTAAATTAAAAGAAAAATTAAAACAAATAAAAAAAAAGAAAACATTACAAAGTGAAGGTAAAATATTGTCAGTTGGAACTTCTAAATTAAATTATATTGATCCACGAATTATTATTGCTTTTATTAAAAATGTAGGGTTATTTGATGAAATAAATAAGTTTTACACAAAAACACATCAAGAACAAATTAAATGGGCATTAGAAGTTGATGCTGACTTTAAATTTTAAGAAGAAATTTTTGTGATATTTTTTAGTTTTTTATATTTTTCTTTATTTGAACCACCTTGTGAATTTCTTTTAGTAGTGAAATCATAGATAGAGAATGATGGTGCGGTATCATATGGTCGCAGGGTGTTATGTGATTGGTTAAAAGGGAAGTTGGAAGCAAATGAATTTGCGGGTTCGATTGATTCCCATGATTCCTTTGTTAAGATATTTCCCTGAGGATTTCTTTGAATACTTGCTTCATTTCTACTGATGAGTGTAGTTTTTTCTACTGCTGATTGTGATTGTGGAAAAAATTTAGTTATTGCTACAAAAATAATAATAATTAAAGAAGCAATTCCCAATATATATTTTGGTAAATCATCTGACATATATATATATATATATTACAATTAAATTTTTTTATATATTAGGCATTTAGTAAAATAAATAAATTTTACATAAAAACACATCAAAAAAAATTTAAATGACACTTAATTTGTTATTTTAAATATTATGAGAAATTTTTATAATATTTTTTAGTTTTTTATATTTTTCTTTGTTTGAACCACCTTGTTCTACTGTTAGAGGGTCATGTAATTCTTGGGCGTAATCATCATCAATGGGGAGATTAGTAATAGTTAATGATTTTTGTTTTTCGGATGATGATGGTGATGATGGTGATGATGATTTTTCAGAAGTATTATCATCATCATTATCAGCAGCATCAGCATATGGAAAATAATAAAAGGACTCTTGCAGTGTTTTGGGTTTCAATTTCTGGCCGGCTGTCCCTCTTTTATGCTCTCGGTTTTCTGGATTGGCTTTTTTTGAGTGTATGAAAAATGTATTTATTGCTACAAAAATGATAATAATTAAAGAAGCAATTCCCAATATATATTTTGGTAAATCATCTGACATATAATTAAAATATATATTAAATATTTAGGAAAATAAATAAGTTTTACATAAAACACAACAAGAAAAATTTAGATGGCATACAATAGTGATTTTTAATTTCTAGAAAAATTATTAATAATATTTTTTATATTTTTTTTTGTTTGAACCACCATCAAATTCAAACAATTTACGCATAATATATCCTTCTTTTTCTTCTTCTGTTATATATGTGTCTGCTACTTTTTGTTTTCCTGGAAAAAATTTATTTATTGCCAAAATAATGATAACAACTATAGAAACAATACCTAATATAGCATATTGCGGTAAATTATCTGACATTATAAATTATAATATAATATATTATAATAAAATATATTATATTCCATTACTTCCACATAAAAATATATTATAATTTTTTTTTCAATATATAAGACTATTTAATGAAATAAAATTTTCAAAGGCAAATAAAATAGTGCTAGAATCTAATATCAATTTTGATGAGAATTATTACACCATTTTCACTGAAATGTGGGACACTTTAAAGTAAAAAAAATGTAATTGCACCTTTTCAGGCGTGATGATATTTGACAATGATATTATTAAGAATAAAATAAAGAAAGAACATTTAAAAAACTATTTTAAATATTTATTCATTCAAGCTAAAAATTATATTAATACTCATTAAAATGTCCTATTATTCAGTGAAAATGGTGTAATAATATTTTTTAGTTTTTTATATTTTTTTTTTAATGATTTGTTTATTCCACCTTTAGCGTTAATATAATAAATAGCTTGGTTATTAATTATTCCAAGTGTAATTGGTACTTTTGTTTGTCGTGGTTTTGAGCGATTTAATAAAAAAATAATAATAGAAACAATAATAATAATAATGCGCACTATTACTATTATATGATTTGATACAATTTCTGACATTTGTGTATATAATATTTAATTAACATATATTTTTTTTATATATAAAAATATATTATAATTCTTTTTTAATATATAGGACTATTTAATAAAATAAATTTTACATAATCGAAAAATAAATTAATATATTATTTGACATAATTTCATGAAAATAAATAAAATCTAACAAAGGAGACTTCTTAATAATTATCAATTAATGCTGCAAAAGTTTGCTGAAGCAGTTGAAACTGATTCAGAATTAGAAGCGACTTGTTCAAAATTAGGAGAAACTGGTTCAGAATTAGAAACAACTGAAGCAGTTGAAACTGAATCAGAAGCAGTTGAAACTGATTCAGAAGCAGTTGAAATTGAATCAGAAGCGGCTGAAATTGAATCAGAAGCAGTTGAAACTGAATCAGAAGCAGCTGAAACTGAATCAGAAGCAGCTGAAACTTGAACAGAATCAGGATTTTGATTGTATTCAAATATTACACCATCATTGCTTTCAATTGCTGTTATATAATAAGGTATTTTTGGACACTTATTGTTTAA